AACGCTGAGACTCCGCCCGCATATACCAGTCTTGTATATCTTCCATAAAATAACGCCTCACTGCATTTTTTACCTGGTTAGTGTAGTCCATTATTCACCCCCTAATAAATCAAGATGCTGCTCTGTTGTTTCTACTTGCTCTAGCCTTTCCTTCTCAAGCTCTAATAATTTAATCTGCTTTTTTAATGATGCGATTTTTATATCTATCTGCATTAATTTGAAATATTTATCGTTCATTAGAATGTTGTCCTTGTGGTTGGCGTTTCCTCTGGAGGCTCATAGCCTAAGCAGTTTCTAAAACGTGAGAATCTAAATTCTGTTTTCAGGTAATCCGTTCCAACTTCGCCGCCTCGATATTTTCCGGTAATAATTCTAGCGATACCTTGTTCATCACTTTGGCGGCCTTCAATTTCTGCGTAGTAATCATCTCGATAGCAAAACATAATAATATCTGCATCTTGCTCGATAGAGCCTGATTCTCTCAAGTCTGACATTGACGGAATTTTCTTAGTTCTTTGCTCAACTGATCTATTTAACTGAGATAGCGCAATAACTGGGCATTCAAGCTCTTTAGCCAATGCTTTTAAAGCGCCTGAAATCTTGGTTATTTCCTGCGTTCTGTTTTGGCCTGAGCCATTAACCTGCATTAACTGTAAGTAATCAATGACCACCAATCCAAGTTCGCCATGCTTGCGCTTTAACCGAAGGCATCTAGCTCTAACCTGTTGCGGAGTTAATGCGCCCCTATCATCGATATCAATTCTTAGCTTTTTAGCTTCTGATATATTGGCTAGAAGATAACTTGAGTAGTCAGTATCTAAATTGCCTTGCTTGATATCTTTAAGCTTGAAGCCACCACCCAAACTGGCCCATATCTTTTCCGTAATTTGCTCAGCACTCATCTCCATTGAGAATATGGCCACGTGCTTTTGCTTTGCGACCTCTTGAGCGATATTTATAGCTAGCGTTGTCTTACCCATAGCAGGACGCGCGGCCAAAATAATTAAATCTGTTTTTTGAAGCCCGTTAAATCGCTTATCTAAATCCTCAAAGCCTGTTGATACGCCAGTAAGCCCACCACCTAACTGACTTCTACGCTCAAGCTCCCTGGCTAGCTCTGTTTGAATTTCGTTAAAGCTTCTCTCGCCTTTGTCAGTTTCATCCTGACCAATATCAGAAATAATCGAATAGGCGTTATTGATTCTGTCTTTTGCATCCTCATCACCTAAAAGAGCGTTTTGCGCTTCTCGCAATTCTGAGCCAATCTGAGCCAGTTTAGATAAATCGGCTACCGTTGTAGCATAATGTTTTATATTCGCCGCGCTAGGCGTGTTTTGTGCAAGCTCAGCTAGATAATGCAGACCTCCTATCTGTGAAAGTTGGCCGCGCTCGTTTAATGACGATTGAACAGTAACCACATCGGATTTAATCTGCTGTTCGTTTAAATCGTAAATAACTTGAAATATTAACTTGTGAGATGGTCGGCTAAAATCATCAGGCTTTAGCATCTCGCAAATATCCAAAGCTTTTGATTGATCAAGTAATAAGCCACCAATAACGGCTTGTTCTGCTGCGATGTCTTCAAAAAAATCAAGCATGGCTTTTCTCCCTCAATTTATCATGTTGTTCAATTCGCATTAGAAACTCTAAATCTGCTTTCCAACCTCGTTGATTGTTACCGGTTAAAAAGTCATCTAGGTTGGCAGCTTCAAAATACTTTGCCAGGTATTCTGAGTTTTTAACTTCATCTGAATGATTCCAGAATTTTTTAATAGCTCGCTTTCTTTTGTCGTTTAGCTTTTCAGGGTTTAGAACTTTTGGCAGATTAGTACAAACCTCGTTATACAACTGAGCAATCTTTGAATAGGGTATCGGGTCGGCTTTAGTCGACTTATTACCTTTATTATCATTATTTACATTATTTACATTATTGTTTGTGTTCATCTGTTGTTCATCTGTTGTTCGTTTGATGTTCGTTTGATGTTCACTTGACTGATATAGGTGATAGTTAACTATTGATATTAAACGGTTTTTGTTGTTCGTTTGTTGTTCGATCATGTTGCAAGTTTCGAACGTCTTTAGAAGCCTTTGGATTTTCGACTCATTGATGCCAGTTTCAACAGAAAGCGCCTTTCTTCCAGTCAAAACTTGCCCACGCTTAACACTGGTCAAAGCACCATTAAATAGAAAGTCTTTGTCAGTATGATTAGCTTTTAAAAGCAAATGAATAAACAAGTGAACAGCTTGAGAATCGCTGTAAATTATCGAATCTTGTATTTTTCGATGTAGGCTTATCCAACCTTGATCGGTCATATCTATTTCCTTCGTCAATTCCTTTTTTTGTGTCGCGGCTTCACCCCAAAGGAAGAAAAGGCTTTCAATAGGCAGGTAGCTACTCCTGTTATCCCTATCTAGCCGCGAATAAAAGTATAACTAATTATCCAAACTATTCAAACGATCAATAGCAGCGCCTTTTAACAATATCTTAAAAAATCGATGCTTTGTCTTATGCCAACTTTGTAACGTGGTTACTGGCGTTTTTAAATACTCTGATAATTCCTTGAGGCTCTTAAAGCCCGCCTCTTTAGCTTCTTGTGCAGGTGTCATAATTTACCCTTAATAGTGCTTGTTATCGTGCTATAGGCTAGGTCAAACTTGAATGCTATCTGCTTATTGCTTAGCTCATGTTTCACGTTATAAAGCTCTTCTTTGTTTTCCTGGATTAATGCCTTTAATTCTTCAATCTTATTTAAAGAATCTTCAATATTTGATTCCAAGCTAGCTATTTTCTTTTCCCGAAATGATGCAAGCTCAATAATCTGCTTTTTATCTTCATCGGTTACTTTTCTTGGTCTTCCTGTTCGCAAAATAAATCCCCCTGCATATCGTTTTCTTACTCAGCGTCTTTAATCTTTACGCTGTAAGTTCGACCGGCAAAACCACCGGCCTTATGAACACACTCAGAACCATAAGCCCTGCCATTATGGTAATAGGCTTTTTTTATTCTTTTACCGCATCGACTACACCGCATCGACTTCTAGCAAATCAAAAAGGCTCGTTTGCGTTCCTGTATCTTCTTGAGCATTCAAATGCTTAACAGCTTGCTGGTAATAAGTCGGGTTTAATTCCGTACCAATGAACTTGCGATTCATAGACAAGCATGAAACGCCCTCACTACCAATACCCGCAAAAGGCGAATAAACCACATCGCCTTCATTTGACCAAAGAGCCAAAGCTCGCTTTGTAATATTCATCGGCATTGGGCATAAGTGCTTTTCTGCCTTTTCATCTTTAGCTTGCTTCACGTTTAAAACGTCAGTTGCAGGCAAGTCAAAGTCACCTTGGCCGCTTTGTTTTGGCGAATAATTCCATGCATAAGTATTAGTTTCGGGCCATAGCTGAGAAGCTAACTCTTGCCAGCATACCAATGGAACTTCATCTTCTGGATGCGTGACAGGCTGAACTAATTCCTCTTCTCCCTCTTTAGCCCATTTACGAAACACCATTAAATACTCAGGCATTCCAACTCGGCAAAAGCTAGCGTCGGCTTTGAATGTTTTCCAAAGTAAGCCATGCGCGTTAGTCTTTGAGCGTTCTAGTACAGGATCTCGCCAAATAGTAATACGACTATGAAAATCAAATCCCTCTTCTAAAAACAATTGAGTACACATATCAGAAAAAGGGCGTAAACCAGAAGTGCCACGCTCGCTAGAGCCTTGATAATAAACCAAGTCTTTAACGTGAATAGCAACAAGTCGGCCAGGTCTTAATGTTCTAAAGTGCTCTTTCACCAAGTAGCGATATTGTTCAATGAACTCAGCATCACTCGCAACATTGCCCATATCAGCTACTGACTCGCTATAAACATAAAGTGAGCTAAACGGAGGCGAATAAACCATAAAATCAATTGAATTGTCAGGAAGTGACTCACTGTACTTAACGCAATCTGCGTTATAAATTGCAAAGTCTTTGCCGTGCTCTTCTTGTAATATGTTTTCCATTGTATTTACCCTTTTAAGAAATTAGGCATAGTTGCCTTTTTAGTTGGTTTGTATAAGTGTTTTGTTTCAGCTCCTAATACTTCATCTTTCATCGCCTTAAACATTGCAGATTTCATTATCTCGTGGTCTTTTTGTTTGCGTTTGATATTGGCCCATATCGCTTGCTCTGTATCGGCAAGTGCAATATTCACATTAACCTCACGTTGCTGACCGAAACGATAAAAACGCCGTATAGCCTGGTAATACATCTCATAACTAAAGCTAAGACCTACAAAGCTAGTATTAGCGCAATGCTGCCAATTAAGGCCCATTCCAGCTATCTTTGGCTTACTGACTAAGGTTTGAATTTTGCCAGTGCTAAATCCATCTAATCGCTCCTCTTTCATCTCAGGCTTCATATTGCCTCGAACTTCAACGGCATCAGGCAACAAGCTCATAATTGAGTCGGCATCATAGTCAGTTTCACACCAAATCATATGAGGCTCATTAGGCTGTGAATTAACTATCTCAGCTATTTTTTCAGCTCTATCCATTGAAGTTAGGCGTTTTTCTTTATGGATAGCTGTTGCGCTCATATCAGGCATTCTAAATAGTGCGTCACCTGCATCTTTAGTGATGTCAGTCTCAACAGTATGCAAATGCTCATTTAAGCCAGGCAATATATAGCCAGTATCGTCATAGCCTAAGTCGCTAGGCTTTCCAACACATCTTGCCCAACTAGCAACCCACGCCCAAAAAGCATCAATGCCTGATTTTTTAAGCCTGTACTTGCCCATCTCAGATTGATCTGCAATAAACCAACGAGCTAGCATCTCGTTAGATGGCATAGCGCCTAAAAATTGAGAGTGCTGCCCAAGCTCCATATGATCATTAGGTGCAGGCGTAGCGGTAGCAGCTAGTCGCCACTGCATAGATTCCGCAAACTTCATTAGCTTTCTAGTGGTAACACCTGCAAAGCTTTTTATTATTGAGCTTTCATCTAAAACAACCGCATCGAATTGCGATTCGTCAAATTTATGAAGTTTTTCATAGTTAGTTATGTAAATGCCTGCGCCCTTGATATCAGCACTAGACTCAGCTAAAAACGCTTCATAACCAAACCTTTCAGCTTCTCGCATATGTTGCTTACCAACTGCCAAAGGCGCTAAATATAAAAGCGGCTTGTTTGTATGTTTTACAACTTGATGCGCCCATTCTAGCTCTACGTTTGTTTTACCTAGTCCAGTATCTAAAAACGCTCCACCTCTACCGCAGCGAAGTAAAAATTCAACAGTATCTGCCTGGTGAGGAAATAGATGCGTAGAAAGTTCAGGTATTTTATCCATGCCGCTAGGTAAAACACGTTCCTTTTTGTTAAGTAAAAAGTCATCGTATGACTTCATTATTGCGCCCTCCTTTTGTTAAAACGCCAGTGAAATATAAAAGCGTATTTATTTAAAATCAAGCAAAAATATACAAATATCGTTTATTTTAATTATTTATATCTATTTACTTGCACAAGTGAAACTAAACAATTAATATACTCACATCAAATGAGGAAATGACATGACAGACGGAAACATAGCAGCACTTAATCAGTATTTAGCTGATGAAGAAAAGGCAGAGAAAGAAGAAAGCTTTGAGCGCCAAGAACGCGAAAAGCAAGCTTATGATGTAATGGCAGAGCTTAAAGAAACTGGCTTTATGACTTACTCAATAGCCGGTAGAGAATGCAAAATGACAATATTTGACATTCTTTGTGATGCAACAGAGCTTGAGCAGGAAGAGGTTAATAACGTCTTATTTGCATGGCTTACTGATAACAATCAAATTTCTGTTGAGCTTGAAGATATTTTATTCAATGTAGTGTTTAAACATTACACTCACTTCGATATTAACGAT